TTGTGTAGTCTTTTGTGTATAGCTGATAAAACTTTTGTAGATCTTTCAAGTAAAGCAAGAGTAGTACCTACAGGTGCATTAGGATTGCCTTTACCTGTATTAATCTCAGCAATAGATGCAAACTTTTTACCACCGTCTACTAATATACCTAGAAGGTTCAACAAAGTACCGCTTGGCTCTTTAAAAGGTAGTGGTTGGATAGATTCTCTAAGTGATCCACCAGGAGCATCAACGTCTCTGAACTCTCCAGGTTGTATTGGTGTATCTTCATCTCTAATTCTTATACCACGAGTCTTAAACCCAGCAGGTAAATTAGCTAGGGTACCAGCGTCAATTAACTGTCTTAGTATGGATGTAGATGCTTTAGATAAACCACCTATCATATGCGTTAATCCAAAGCCGTAGAATCCTAGGCCAGGTAAGAACTTGAAGTGAACAAAGTATTCAACTTTATTTTTAAGTGGATCTTGTTCAAGAAAGTTTCTACGAATAGATAGTATTTCACTAGAATTGACATCAATAGTGACTATGTAAGGTAGTTTCACGCCTGTTGCTTCTCCAGAGTCATCCATGTCTTCAAAGCCATCTAGCTCTAAATTACAATGCACTTCATACAGCATAGATACTTCACCATCATCATAAGAAGGCTCCATACCAGATAACTTGTCTATTTCTTCTTTTACATCGGATGATTCAATATCATCACCGTAATCTATATCTACTTTACGGTAAAAACCAAGAGCTTGTAGTTTTCTAACTTCATTCTCTGGCATTTTAATAACATTGGTAATTCTAGGACATGATTCTAGATCTGTGGTGTAGTAAGGTACGATTAGGTCTTCTGGGGCTACAAATTTAGAAACAGCTCTACCTAGGGCTTCATCGTAATACACTTTCTTAAATGCAGAACCTGCAAGAGGTAGGTAGAACAGCATCTGATCTAACTCTTCATCAAACTCTTCCATAACATGAGTAATTTGATAGTTCATAAACTCTTTGACTCTTTGGGCTTGTTCTTCAACACCACTATCGTAAGCACCAATAACTTGTGTTTTTACGGGTCCACCAGAGGGTAATAATTCTTTGTATGCTTGTGCTTGGAAAGTAGTGACTGCTTCACCTAGTAAAGGATGTATGACACCAGAGGCTCCTTCAAAAGGTTCAGACCTTTCATCGTCAAACTTCATACCTAGGTATTTAAGACCATCTGTGTAGGTTCTTTCCCAATCTTCACGAGATGATTTGTCTTTCTCAATACCATCCATAAGTTGATTGGATATTTTAGCTAGATCATTGTCATCCATAGATTCAGCTAAGTTTTCATCAAAGCCTGTGTCTATTTGCTCTTGCATACTAGATTCTAAGACAGCACTGCCATCTTCTTGCATAACAAAGTCTTCCATATTAGCTTCTTCGATTGCAGCCAGTGCTACTTCCATACCTTCATCACCTAGTGGGACTTGGTTTTCTTCGTTAAGTACGGTTGGGTTGATGTCTTTTTCTATTGCCATTAATAATATACCCTTCTAACTGGTGCTTTATCTTGATCTGAATAGTCATCATCGAGAGATACTAAACCACCCTCTCTAAATCTCATCAGAGCTTGAGTCATAGTATCACATAAATCATCATTTTTACCAAAGGGAAAAGCTGCACACTCTTCAATCATCTCTTCGGCAAACTTTTTTTCTGGAGCATAAACTAATTCAGATTCAAAGATAGGTGCAACTGAATGCATCCTGGTTGATTTATCGTGTCCTCTTGTAGGTGAATAGTTGACAACAGGTATGCCTAGCCGTCTAAGTTCATGGGTAAGCGGAGTTCCAGAGGCTTTTGACTCAATTAACGTCATATCGGGCTCCCAATACTTATATTCGTTATAGGCTATCCGCTTGAGCTCTGGAAAGTCCCATCTGCCTTTTTGAGCGTCAAGCAACATAATACAATCGGGTGAATCGGGTGTTGGTCTAAAAATACCCCATGTAGATATAGCCGAGTAGTCAGCGTTCTCTTTTTTACTAAAGGCAGTATCGTAGCTTTGTATGATATAGCTTACAGGTGGCAATGATTCTCCTTCCCACATATTCCACCATTCACGTTTAATTATGGATCCTTCTTCAGAAGTTGGGTTCTGCATCCACTGAGCATTCCATTTTTGTACTGGCAAAGAAGCTTTAACTTTGTTTAACTCATCTATCTCCCAGAACTCGGGCCATAGTGCATTTTCAGTATCTGGAAATATAGCAGGAAACTCTACAATATCCCATTGATCGGCAGCTTCTTCCTTTTGTGCCTCTAAAAGCTTTGCAGTAAGGTCTATAGAGCTCCACCTTGTCATAACTAAGATAATGGCTCCCCCTGGTTGTAAACGCTGTCTAGGTCCAGAGGTATACCATTCCCAACAGGATTCCAAAGCACTTGGGCTAAGAGCATCTTGTTCTGAATGTGGGTCATCAATGATAAGAAGATCCGCACCCCTACCTGTAATAGCACCTCCAACACCAGCAGCGAAGTATTCTCCACCTTTGTTAGTTTCCCAACGACCTGCTGACTTAGAATCAGCTTGCAGTTCTACTTCTGTAAAAATACGCTTATATTCGTCAGTATCCATCATGTTTCTGACCTTACGACCAAATCGTACTGCTAGCTCACCTGTGTGAGTGGTCTGCATAATCTTACGATTAGGTTGCTTACCCATGATCCAAGCAGGGAAATAGGTAGAACAAAACTCTGATTTAGTGTGTCTAGGTGGCATATTGATGATTAATCGGTTAATTTTGCCGTTTGCAACGTCTTCTAGCTTTTGTGCAAAGATTTTATGATGACGACCACAAATAAACTCTGGCCACATATGTTCAACGTAGTTAAGAAAGCTATCTTGACAATCTTTTTGCTTTTCTAGTAATTGTAAGCGTTGTTTAAGAACTAGGGTTTCTTTTATCTCTTGATCAGACAGGTGGGATAGGTTCATAACTCAGCTAACATTCTATCTATTTCAACGGGTCCACCAAGCTTGAATGCATCTATACCTTTTTCTTCTACGGCTTTCTTGAACTCATCAGTAAATTTAAGAAAAGTACCATCGTATTCACTTCCAGTTCCTGTTATACGAGTAGTTAATTCTTTTTTCTTATTACCAAGACCTAATTCGTTGAGAATATTTTGTATTTCTTTTTCTCCTCTTGCATATTTTTCAACAATAACTTGTGGAGCTTGTTCATTTATAGCCTGTGCATTTCCTATATGTATGCCGTCAGATCCTCTTAATACAGCTTCTAGCACTCTTGTTCTAACAGGTAACTTCATCTCATTACTGGTAGACTTTTCAAAGTAAGGATCTATTTTAAATTTACCAGAAAAATCCATTTTAGGTGCTATAGCTTTTTTTAAAATAATTGCACCGTTTTTTAAATCTACTATAGCACTATCATCTTTGTATAAATCTTTAAAGTAAGCTTTTAGCCTATCTTCAACCTTGGGTCCTGCATCAAAGTATTTTTGTGGACCTCCAAGAGGACCTGCTGGCATAGAAAATATTTCTTCTGGTGTTTTATCTAAAGATTCTTTATATGACCTGCCTGTAATCTTTTCAATGTCTTCTGGCTCTATAGTAAATTCTTTAACGCCTAGTTTTCTAACATCATTTGCAGCATCCATTCTTGTGATAGCAGTTGACGCAAGAGTATCCATAGATTTAGAAGATGCTAGTATGGGATTTATTTCATCAACAAATTTGTTGTATCTGAGTATTTTTTTAACTTTCTCTGCTTGTGTTTTAGGGTTTATAAAATTTTTACTTACATCAGGACCTAGTTCACGAAGATTTGTCATATAATCAGACTGAACTCTAAAAATACTATCAAATACGTCATCATCTTTAACACCAATTTTGTCTAGTTTTTCTGCTATTTCATCTGAAGTAGGTAAAACTTTAAATTGACCAACACCATCAAAGACATAAGCATCATCACCGCTTATTCTTTGTGGTGAATTACCTGCGTCTTGTACTGCAACATTGTTTGGAAAAATTGCATTATTGTTTTGCAGTCTTAGATTTCTGTAATGATTGCTATTTGTTCTTTGTTCACCTGCTCCACGTACAAAATATAATTTTTCTTGTGCTGATGTTTTCAATTCAGGTCTTACAAAATTTGCACTACGACTTTCTAAGTTACTAGGTGGTGAATTTCTAATTTGCAAAGCGTCTCTTTGTTGTCTTGCCATGTAATTATCAAGGAAACCTTTGGATATTTTGTCTGAACCTGCGGCTTCTTTAATAAGTTTAGGGTGTATTTCGTTCAGTTCGTCTAAAACATTAAGCAACCTCAGTTCACCAAGAGGTATTTCATTATTAGGGTTGGTTAAAGTTTTCACCCAATCTTGTGGACTAAGCTCATTAGCTTTAGGATCTATCTTTTTGTAGTGTCCGTGTAAGAACTTTCTAGCTTTAGATTGTAGCGGTAAAGCAGTTTGTGT